AAATGAACCCCAAAGTAGACCTAGAATCAGCCATTATGGTAGCGTGGCAGACCAGTGAAGACATTGATTTGTTATTTAAACACTACGGCGACGCACCAAGGCCAATGACAGAGGACGAAGTGTTGAACGCCTTACTTGGCATTAAGTCACTACACGACATGCGCTGTGAGGCGTTAATGGAAAAGTACTGTGAAAAGATGGAATTAAACCAGTACTGCACAGACCCAGAAAAGTTAGCAGCAAGGTATGAGATGTTTGGAAAAATTGAAAAGAAAGGTAAGAAGAAATGACTGAAAGACAAAAAGACCCACTAGACGATGAGATTATTAACTTCTCATTCACAGTGGCACAGGTAAATGGATTATTACAAATCCTGGCCAACACACCCTACATTGTATCGGCGCCCTTAATTGGACTGATTAACATGCAGGGCGAGCCCCAGTTTAGGTCCGCAATTGAACGAATGGAAAAGGCTAAAGATGAACCTAAAGCAACTACTTAGGCAGGCAGGCATCAGCAATGACATCGTTAAAGAGGTCGAGCGCAAGGCCAAGCGTACCAGTGAGGAAATGGAGCAAGAGCATCAAGAGAAAGCCCTAGCCCTCACCAAGATGATGCTCAACGACGCGCTACGCTACCGCAAGGAGCATGGTGCCACCAAGCCAGCGGAAGAGCAGTTGCGTACCATTATTTTACCGGATGAAAAGTAGGGCGGTTTTCCTGTAAAAAGCGTATTAGTAGATATAGGAGCTCGCCGGGATGGCGCCTCTGGCTGTAAAGAAAGCAAAAGGCCGCCAGCGCGCCTTCATAGAACGCTGGCACATTTCACACACAACACACAGAAAGAAACAAAATGACAACACCTTACGAGTTAAGATTTGCAACGTTTTACCAAGCTAAAGAACTTTTAGAGAACAACTACAAGGCCAGCATGGCAGCCTGGGATCTATTAGACAAGACAACTAAGCAGGCAGCAGAACTAGCGCCTAAGTTCCCAACAGTAGCTGAAATCATTGACGCATCACTGGAAATTAACAAATTTGTCAGCGAGAGCACACAACAAGAATTAACCAAGGCCGCTAAGAAAATCACCGGCTTTTAATTAAAGGAAATAAAATGGCTGACTTAGATCCACCATTAGAAAATTTGAAAGCTCCGGCAAACGAGGCGCCTCCTGTTGAGACACCTCCTACACCAGCGGAATAATATGGCAACTAAACCAGTATCTAAATTTAAGCCCGAGCTGTGCGATCGTATGATCGAGCTGGGCAGACAAGGTGCCTCTCAGAAGATGATCTGGAGTGATCTTGGCATTAGCAAAGCCAGTGCAGAGACACTAAAGAAAAATACCCCTGAGTTCGCTGAGGCCTTAGACATGGCATTAGTACACGCCCAAGCATTTTGGGAGCGTGAGCTGTTGGCTAACGTGGAGAACAAGGGCTACAACTCACGCCTTGCTGAAATTGCCCTGCGTGGACAGTTTCAGTCAGATTACAGGGAAACCCGTGATACTAAGTTAGACGTCAAAGTAGAAGCCAAAATAGATTTCAATAAAGAAATTTCGGATTTAATTCAAGCGTTAAAATCGTAGTAAGAATCAATGGGGAAAAGGCTTAGCGGCCCTTCCAGTGCTCATTCACTGGATACCCACCAACTAACCAATGAGGGTATCAAATGGAATCAAAATCCTATCATCAAAAATATTATTTAAAAAACAAAGAAAAAATAATAACGAGATCTATAGAATGGGCAAAAAATAACAAAGAAAAACGAATTATTATTGCTAGAAATTCCCATATTAAGAAAAAATACGGCATTACAGCTAAAGAAGAACAGGCTTTAAAACTAAATCAAAATAGTAAATGCGCCATTTGCAAAAATATTTTAGGCAATGGAAATGAAGTTCATATTGACCATTCGCACACTACCGGTAAAATACGGGGAATACTTTGCAGATATTGCAATATTCTGTTGGGCCAAGCTAGAGATTCTGTTGAAATATTACAGTCTGCCCAAGATTACTTAAAAAAATATATTTGAAAAAAGCCACCCGAAAGGTGGCTTTTTGCGTATTAGTAAATGTACGAATAACCCGAATAAGAGAATGATATGACCGCACATGCAATCCTCAGTGCCTCCGGGTCAAAGCGATGGCTAAGCTGTACCCCATCCGCCAGACTAGAGGCCACACTTCCCGAACAAAAACGCTCCGCCAATGGCTTTGACTTTAGTCAAGAAGGCACCATGGCGCACTCCCTGGGAGAAATCAAACTAAGGCTTTACTATGAACAAATTGGTAGCGAGGAATATGACCGTGAATACGAGATCATCAAAAACACACCCTATTACAACGACGATTTCGAGGCTAACGTCGACAATTACGTACTATATGTTCGTAGTCAAATCGGTGAGGGAGACACTCCACTCTTTGAGCAGAGAGTTGACTTTAGCGATTGGGTTCCCGACGGTTTTGGTACAGCGGATGTGGTCATACTTTCTAAGCATTCCATTCGCGTCATCGACCTCAAGTTTGGTAAAGGTGTGCCAGTATCAGCACTCGACAATACACAGCTACGACTATATGCTCTTGGTGCATATTCAAAATTTAAGGAAGATTTTCCGGACATCAAAGAGGTTAGTTACACGATCCACCAGCCTCGCTTGGACAGCATATCAACTGACGGCACGTCCGTCACTAAGCTGGTCGATTGGGCAAATTACTTCGTCAAGCCAAAGGCCAAGAAAGCCTGGAGTGGATCCGGTGAGTTCCTCCCAGGTGAGTGGTGCCAGTTCTGCCGTGCCAAAGCGCAGTGTCGGGCGCGCTCGGACTTCAACACAGAGCTTGCACGTCAAGAGTTCAAAGACCCGCCGCTCCTCTCTGAAGACGAAGTTAGCGAAGTTCTTACCAAAGCACAAAACCTCAGAACTTGGGTAAATGACGTAGAAGAGTACGCATTAACCAGAGCAGTAGATCAGTCAATCATTCCTCCAGGGTTTCAGCTATCTACCACAGTAACTCATCGTAAGATTAGTGACTCAGCACTAGCAGCAACAGTACTGGTGGAAAAGGGCATGGATCCAGTAGCAATTTGGGAACAGCCTAAGCTCAAGTCTATTGCAGCATTGGAAAAGCTAGGCCCCAAAGGACAGGTTGCAGCATGGCTGGGTAATCTTGTACTAAGACCGGAAGGACAACCAAAGCTGGTTAAGTCTAAAGAAGACGCGAAGGAGGATTTCGCATGAGTACTTGGTTAATAGCAGCAATGGGTGTGGTGTACTTCTATGTTGCTTGTGAACAGTTTTACAAGGGCAGCATGGGAACCGGCATCATGTTTTTAGGTTACGCCATGGGCAATATCGGATTGGTCATGGTAGCTAAGTAGGAGCTATTATGATGGTAGAGTGCTATGGTTCGGAATTTGAAGTTCCCGACCTGTTAGTTAATATGTTCTTAAAAGATTTTGAAACTCTACCCGGAAGTGGACACCGTGAAGGTATTTACCAGATACGAGAATCCATTGGTAATATTTTAGATATAGTAGCAGAAGAGCCAGAGATCCTACATGAGCCTGAGTACCACACAGACTTTATCAGGGCTCTGGCCATGAAGCAGGCGATGGGAGAACTAGGTATTTTGTATGATTCTTAAGTTTCTCACATTGTGAAATTTAAAGTAGTTGATTTGCGTATTAGTAACAACAGTAAAGGGTAGACGTGCTGGCCCCTATTGAAGCCCAGTACTACAGTAAATAAGGAATTGTATGACACAAGCAACTAAAGTAAAAATCGTTACCGGTAAAGTTCGTTTTTCTTACACTAACGTATTCTCACCAAAAGCATCAATCGAAGGTGGTACACCTAAGTATTCCGTGTCCATCATTATCCCTAAGTCTGACAAAGAAACTATCGCCAAGATTACCAAGGCGTTTGAAGACACTAAAGCTGGCGCAGCTGCCTACTTCGGTGGCGCTGTTCCTAAAGGCCTTAAGGGCGGCTTACGTGATGGTGACGAAGAGAAAGATGATCCAGCATACGCAGGCTCGTTCTTTATCAACGCCAACTCAGCACAAAAGCCTGGCGTAGTAGACGCCGACCTCAATCCTATTATGGACATGAATGAGTTCTACAGTGGCTGCTATGGCCGTGCATCAATCACGTTCTATCCATACAATGCACAAGGTTCTAAGGGCATCGCCTGTGGTTTGAACAACGTACAGAAGTTGGAAGATGGAGAGAAGTTAGGCGGTGCAACATCCGCTGCAGCAGACTTCGCAATTTAAGTAGTACCCAGTAGTGGGCGGCCCGGCGTAGAAACTGCGTCGGGCCTTTTTGCCCTTTAATAACCATATAACCGTAGAGAAAAATAAATGGATCAGTACTATGTGTACCAACACACAGACCCAGAAACCGGTGAGATTTTATACATTGGTATGGGAAGTTACGAAAGAGCTTGGCTATGCCGAGGTTCAAATAGAAAGAAAAACCACCAAGAAAGATTAAATGAATTGTTTGCGTTAGGTTACACAATGCAAGATGTTGTAAGTATAACGGCAAGTTATTTAAGCAAAGAAGCAGCGTTAAGTTTAGAATTAACTAAGATTGAAAAGTTTAAACCAAAATTTAATAATTTAAGTAATCCAGATTGGAAGTACCCATCAAAATTTGCTGATGAAGTGGTAACAATGGTTAAAGTATTATCAAAAATGGGATACGGACCACAGAACACTGCTTTTTTAATGGGCGGCGATAAAAATAAAAACGCAATGACAATTTGGAGATTAAATAATGGTTAAAATGGATCAATACATGGAATACATAGCTGCTAGCCGTTATGCCCGTTACCAAGATGACAAGGGTCGTCGTGAAAATTGGCCAGAGACAGTAACACGTTTTACAGAATATGTATTTAGCCGTACCCCAGCCATCACTGGCAATGAAGAACTAAAAGCCGAGTTATATAACTCTATTGTTAACCTTGAATTGATGCCATCCATGCGAGCCATGATGACGGCTGGAAAGAGCGCAGATCGTGACAATACCTGTGTATACAACTGTTCGTATTTACCTGTTGACGATGTTAAGTCGTTTGATGAGGCGATGTTCATTTTGCTCTGCGGAACGGGCGTCGGCTTTAGCGTTGAATCTAAATACATTAGTCAACTGCCCGATGTGCCAGAAAAGCTATTTGATAGCGGGGGGACGATCAACGTCCACGATTCTAAGGAAGGATGGGCCAAGTCATTGCGTCTTCTCATCGCACACCTCTACGCCGGGGAG